GCATGTCAGACCGAGGCCCTTTCTTCCTTCACTTCCTCTACCTCGACGTAGAGGAGAAGGAACTTCCCGCGCAGCGGACTCTCGGGCCTGGCCTCTTTGACCTCGAAGTTCACCGGCCGCCCGGCGACCGAGAACACGCGGTCGCCCTTCTTGGGCTCGAAGCCTGCGACTTCGAGGTCCGTGATCCGGAACACGAACCACGCGTTCGCGAATCCTATGTCGCCCGTGTGCGATCGGACCCGCTCGTCGGTGTCCTTGCTCCCGAAGTTCGCCTGGCCCATGAGCGTCACTTCGTCGAACTTCTTCGCCCGACGCGCCTCACGGAAATCTGGGTCACGCTGCGTGCCGGCGGCGTCGAGCCGCCGCAGCTTGATCTCGACCGGGTTCATTCGGTAGGGCAAGTTCACGCGAGCCCCACGAACGGAGGGCGCACGTACTTGTTGAGGAGCGTGTTCACGAGGTCGTCACCCGTGACCTCGACCTGGGCGGCGAGCTGGTATTCGTAGTTGTCCGTCTTCTCGCGCTTGAGACGCCCGAAGAACTCCTCCTCGCTGAATCCAGGCGTGCCGACGCCCGACTTCTGCCGGTTCACGAGGCGGATCGTGGCCTGTTGGATCGCCGCCGGGACGGTCCCGTAATCGCCGACGCGCGTCGTGTCGGCCGCGAGCGTCACGTCGAGGTCGGCCGCCGGATCGACGAAGTTGATCTTGTTGCCCTCGACCGACAGGACCCACGCCGTGAACTCGGTCCTCGACCCCGGGCCGGTCCCGGTTGTGAACGAAACAACGTGCCCACGGCGCACGCCGCTCGCGTCGGTCACGACACAGTAGGTCGCGTCCGGCGCGAGAGCCTCGGCGAGAACCGTCTCGAACACCTGACGGTTCTCCGTCCAGCCGAAGATCCCGTCCACCTGGACGTTGTTCACGCCCGGCGGAATGGGAGCGAGCGCTCGGATCTTGCGGTCGTCGATCGTGAAGTCGGGAGCGAGCGTGCCGGGCGAGAACGGAGAGGCGGCGGAGTAGCGGTCGTCGAAGGTCGGCAGCTCGGACGGGAGACCGACCACGTACGACGGTTCGACGGCGCCGACACGCGCGATCCCCGGATCCTTCGTGCGCGACGACAGGACCTCGAGCTGATCGACCTTGAGGACCGGGATCTCGCAGAGGATCAGGCTCCCGCCGCCTCCGTCGAGCTGGTAGCGCTTGGCGATCGGCGTGAACCACTGATCCGTGAGGCCATTGACCTCCTCGGAGACACGAGCGATCAGCTTGGCGGCGCGCGCGTCCGGGACCGCCGCTTCGGTGATCCCTTCCTCGCGAAGCTCGACGATCGTCGTGTACTTGTAGACCGCCACCTGATCTCCTCGTTACCGCGAGCGGGAGCGCGTCCCGATCGGAGCGTTGTCCTCGGGCCTCCGGCTCGTGGTCTGCCGGGACGAGGGCTCGAACTTCTGGTACGAGATCGGGGTCGGGCGCGGCGTGGCCGAGACGCCGACCGGCTCGCCCTCCTCGTCGCACTCCATGAGCGTCGGGTTCCGGCGCAGGACAACTGCGTCGCGCTCGATCACGCGAGCCGGCTTGGTCGGAGCGAACTGGTAGACCTGGCCCGACGCGCCGCGCGTGGTGTAGCTCTTGGCGCCCGTCGTGACGAAGTGAGTGTGCGAGCCCATGCCTTCTTTCCTTTCAAGCACCGAGAGGGGAGCGTAGGTTCGTCCTCCGCTCCCCTCTCCTGGGTGTGTTCAAGCTCTACGACGCGTCACGACTAGAACAGGTCGCGACGGCGAACGTTGACGATCTTGACGAGCGCGTCAATGTTCTCGATCTTCGTGTCCACCTGGTTGTAGACGACGGTCTCGACGCGATCGCGGCCCTTGTTGAACTCGGAGTAGACGCGCGTTCCGTCGAGCATGGCCCAGATCAGGTTCTTCGGGTTGCAGAGGACGATCTCCGTGCCCTCGCTCACGTCGCCGCCGCCGCCGGCATTGACGCCGACCGTGACGCCGACCGTGAAGCCCAGCTCCGTGTAGGAGTCGAGCGCGACGACCTGAATGTCCACTTCCGACGCGGCGCCCGTCGTCGGCGACGTGATCACGACCTGGCCCTCGCGTGTGGCCGACGCAACGCCCGAGAGACCGGGGGTCGCGTTTATGAAGGCCGCGATCTCGATCGCGTGGAACACGCCCTGCGGGAACGTGACCGTGACCGCGCCGGCGTTGTCGATATCGACCCTGAACTTGTCGTTCACGCCGGTCTTGATCTCGAACACGTCGAAGCGGTCGCCGGTGACCTGGGCGGAGGTCGCCTCGGCAACGGTGAGCGCGAGGTCGTCCGGGATCACGGGCGCGACGAGCCACGGGATCCCCTGCGGCGCGAGGTCGTTGCCCTTGAGCGCCTCGTCGCCGACCATGGTCGGGCGATCCGAGACAATGTCTCGCCAGTCGCCCTGGAGGCCCTTCGAGACGAGCCAGCGGAGGCCGGGGTCGCTCGCGAACTGCTTCGGCATGGCGCGGAGCGCCGCCGACCAGAGGCCCTTCGTGATCGAGGCGCCGCCGGCGTCGATCACGTGTGCCGCCGCCGTGAGCTTCGAGATCCCGTCGAGCCGCTTGAGGAGCTTGTTCCGGGGCGTCGTCGCGGGGAGCGTCGTATCGCCGTTCCAGAACAGATCCTCGAGATCCGTCCCGATCCGCTTCATGTAGACCTCGACGAGCGAGTCCTCGAGCCGTTCCTGCTCGATATTCGCCTGGAGCGACTTCGTCGTGTTGGCCCACGCGCTGCGGAGCGTCTTCACGTCGAGCGAGACGCGTCCGAACTTCGGCCGAACGAAGGCCGAGTCCGGAGTCGGATCGTCTTCCTCGACCGACTCGGTGATCGTCTCGCCGACGAACAGCTTGTCCACGTCGGCCTTCGGCTGCGTCATGCGCTCGACGCGGACGTTCTTGAGGAGGACCGAGTAGTCCTTGACGTACTTCAGGAAGCGGTCCTGCTGCTCGGGGTTGAGCTGACCTCCTGCGAAGAAGTCGCTCGTCTTGAGGGTCTTGAGGATCAGCTCCTCGTTCGTATCGGCCATGTTCCTTCGTTTACTCCTCGTGTTCTTGGGTTCCGGTGGTCCGTGGGTCAAGAGTCCGGCGACGACGTGACGCGACTACGACTTCTTCTTCGCCTCCGGCAGCTTCACTCCGGCCCGCGCGAGAGCACCGCCCGTCACGCTCCGGAACATGTCCGTGAGATTGCCGCCCTTCGGGGCGGCGTTGTTTCCTGACCCGACGCCTTCCTGGCCGTCGAGCCCCTTCCGCGTCCCGGCGGTCCGCTCGATCTTGGCGAGCCGCTCGGCGACCGGAGCGAGCGCCTTCTCGAGCGCCTTGCCGAAGACCTCGGCCTGCGCCTCCGGCGTGAGAACGGGCGCGGCGACCGGGTCGGCCGCCTTCGCCGCCGGAGCCGAGTAGGCGGCGACGGGCTTGCCGGGATCGGGCATGCCTCCGCCGGGGCTGGCGCCCGCCTTGTGGCACATGCCTTCCTTGAGCTGGTAGCCCGGAGGGCACTTCCCGTCCGCGTCGGGGGCGACCATGTCCATTTTCGCCGCGTCGGCCGACGGCACGAGCGGCACGATCGCGATCTGGAGATCCTTCACGATCCCCGTCACGTCGGAGCGGATCTTCGCGACGCGCTCGCCGAGCGACATGACGCCTTCGTTCTTCTTCGCCTCCTCGCAGCCACACGAGCCGCTCTTGAGGAAGTTGCGCGCGGCGTTCACGGCGCGCTTGATCCGGTCGTCCACGTTGTCCGAGTTACGCGCGAGCGACTCCTCGAAGGACTCGGGCGCTGGAGCGGCCGGGACGGGCGTCTTGAACTCCGCGACGATCGCGGAGAGGTTCTTCTTCCGGTCGGCGTCGCCTTCGGTCGCGGCTAGCCCTTCGGCTATCGCCACGATCGACGCGATCATGTTCGCCTTGACCACGACGGCGAGGTTCTTGCCGAATTCGCCGGTCACGGCGAACGCGCTCGGGGCCTTGCCAGCCGTCAGGTCGGCGAGGTTCTGCTTGATCACGCCGAGGGCGAGCTTGCGGCCCTCGTCCTTCTCGGAGCCGAGGAGCGTCTCGACGATCGAGGCGGTCTTCGCGACGCGCTCCTTCTCCTTGTCGTCGAGAGCGAGGATCAGCTCCGGCTTGACGACGACGGGGGGCGTGGTCTCGGCCGCCTTCACCACCGCGTTGTTGGGCGTCGTCGTGGCGTTCTGACCGCTCATGCTCTCTGCTCCCTGTGACGACGACGGCCCGCCGACCTCGGGGAGCCACCCGCCGTTCTTTTGAAGATCGTCCAGCGCCTTCGCTACGTACCACCGCAGCGTGCGCGCCTCGGGGTTCGCCGGAACGGAGACGAGGCTCACTTCCACGAGGGTCATTTTGCGAATGACCCGAACGTAGCCCTTGAGCTTCTCGCTCCACTTCTTGAAGGCGTCGAGGATCCGTCCTCGGATCGAGAACTTGTTGATCGTGCCGTCCTGGACCTTCTCCCAGAGCTTCGGCTCGCTCTTGGAGACGCGGACCTTGACCCAGAGTCCGTTGTCGCGCGGCGCCGACTCGAGGACCTTCCCCACCGGGTTGTCGTCCGAGTGGTTGAACAGGACCGTCGAGTTCTTGAGGAGGTCCTTCGCAGCGCTCTCGAGCGCGCCGGCCTCGATCTCCTCGTTCTGGAGGTCGAGGTCCGTCGTTGCCGCGAAGCCCTCCACGATCCAGTCGCCCTTCGCGGTCGTGGGGTCCTTGGGATCAGCCTCGACGACGGCGATCGCCTTGACGACCTCGAAGTCAGCGGAGAACGCAAGCTCCTCGAAACGACGTTGAGCGGTCGCCGTGCTCATGCCTTCGTTCTCCCCGATTTCGCTTTCACGCTTAGCAATCCACGCCGATCTTACCTGTACGCAACCCGGACAGTCCAGTGGCGCCACATTGCCTTTGCTGATTGACACTGAATTTCGGTTAAACCGTCCTGGATCGCAAGAGGTTAGTCCTGATCCTCGTCAACTGCGTCGTGTTCGGGAGGATTCGTCTGCGCGGGACTCGGCGGAGACTCGGTGGCCCCGGCGAGGTCAACCCGAGGACCGTAGCGTCTATGTCCTGGTGATCTCCTGACCAGCTTTACGGGGCGCGAGTACGTCTTGACCGACTCGAGCTGGTGATACCAGAACGCCTTCGCGTTCGCGAAGCGAGAGAGGTCTTCGCGTTCGATCCCGTGGAGCTGCGGCTTCGTCAGGTCGCGCAGGCTCTCGAACTTATCGGCCGCCTTGAGCGTCACGATCGCCCAGACCAGCGAGCCGCCGCCGCGCTTCATAAGCGCCTGCTTCTTGCCGACTCGGGCGTTCTTCGGCGTGCGAGCCAGGAGCCCGACCGAGCTTCCGGACCGAAGGCGATCGGCGACGCCGGCGGGATCGCGAACACGCAGGCTCGGATACTTCTCGTCCACGATCACTTCGACGGGATCCGAGGGGCCACCCGCCTTCTTGTCGAGATCGTCTCGAAAGTGGTGAAAGATCCGGCGCTTCGCCAGCTCGATCACGACCAGTGAATGCTCGCCTACAACTGAGGTGTCGTCGTCCCGCCTTGCTTGCGCCTGCCAAAAGCGGTGCATGAGGTCGTGGACTTCGACCAGCGTGCGATCGTCGAGTCCAGCGATCGTCTCTGCGTTCATTTTTCCCCCCGGCCGAGGTAGCTGTCAACGGACGCGGCCGAGACGACCGTGTCCGATCGGCACCGGCCGTGAAGCGGCGGCAGGATCTTCCCGAGCTGCTCGAGCGTCACGTTCACGGAGCGATCGCCGGGATCTCCCTTCGGCGCGAACGCACCGTTCGTGAAGTCGAACCCGGAATCGGGCAGGTAGGAGCGCGTTCGAAGATCGTCGGCCGGATCGTCCGGCGCGAGTCCGTCGCGCGTCGTTCGAAACCAGATCGCGTTCTTACCGTCGAGCGCGCGCTTGCGGTCGAAACGAAGCCAGGGGTGCGCCGTTCTCACGACGCCGGGCGTGTTCGCCTGGAGAACCGAGTTCATGACGCCTGACGCCGGCACTACGTTGAAGACGCGTCCGTCCATGTAAAGGCATACGGCCGTGGTGCTTGCGTCGATAACCGAGATCCACTCATAGCTCTCGATCTCCGCCTCGACGTAGCGACTCAGCGCCCCGTAATTCGCCGCTCGGCCCATGGCCGCGTGGGCGACGACGTACCAGTAGGCGTCGGACCTCTCGAACGTTTCGCCGAGCGCCAGCTTGAGCGCCACGGCCCCCTCGCGCGGAGGAAGCCCGCGCGCGACGACGCCGGCGATCGTCTGGTTGATCGTCCGGCGGATCACGTCGTCGTAAGCCTCTCCGATCCAGAACAGCGTTTGCTGCCCGAGAACCCGGATCGCGCTCCGGTTCTCTCCCGTGATCGAGCCGGCTGGCGCGCGGAGCTGTCGAGCTGCGCTCTCGCGTCCAGACAAGTAGATCGCCGCGACCGCCGCGCGCACGTTCTCGGCAAGATCGCTCGCGAACGGCCTCCCGAGCTGGGCGTCTGCGGCGCGGTGAAACGCCTCGAGCACGCCCGGCGTGAAGACGACTTCACTCGGTGGCCCCGGAGTCACGTGGTAAGAGCTTGGGTCCAGGAGCTTGCCGACCAGGCCCTCGAACTCGTCCGAGCCCATGAGCCCCTGGAGCTTCGCTCGAAACGCCGTGAAGATCGCCTCGTAGAGCGCGACGGAGCTGCCCTGAATTGAGATCGGCTTCGGGCGTCTCGCCTTCTCGATCCCCGGAACGATCATGTCGAGCATTTCGTTCACGAGATCGAAGTGGAGCGCGGAGCGGTACTGCTCGAACTCCTGGAGCTTCGGCGTCACGCCAGGTCCTCGTCCTCGACGAATCTCTGCGCCTGGATCTCGGCCGCGAGCTTCCCGCGCAGCTCCATGAGCGAGGCGGCGAGCGAGACGCCGCTCGTGTTCTCGGCTGTCTTCCCGAGGACCTCGGCCTGATACTTGATCCGGGCGAGATCGAACGGCAGGTCACCGAAGCCGAGTTCGGCGGGGTAGGGCTCGAGCCCCCGCTCCTGCCGAATGTCGTTCGGCGTGAGGCCGCCGAAGCGAGCGTGAACTCCGTCGGCCGGCGCCGTGTCCACCGGATCGTCCGAGCGAGGACGCAAGAACTCGAAGCGAACGAGCTTCACTCCGAGGCTCCGGACGATCTTGTGGTTGATCACGTACTCCTTGCGGATCTGCTCGGGCTTGAAGACTTGCTCGATCGTGATCTTGCGGGAGACGTAGGCGACCGCCCGGTTGTTGCCCTCGGACGTGCCAAGGAAGACGCTTCCGATCCGGAACGCCTCGCGGATCTCCTCGTCGTTCGCTTTCCGGTAGTCCTGGAACGAGGCGTCGTCGGTCTCGCCGACCGTGAGCTTCTCGAGCGCGATCTTGACCGGGTCCTGCTTGCCGCCGATCGCGACCTTCTTGCCCTCGGCCTCGACGACCATAACCCGGTGTGCGTTCGACGGCCCCTTCGCGTCGCTCTGGAGGAAGTCCTTGATATTCTTCGCCGAAGTGTCCGTGAGGTGGCCGCCCGAGATCAGGAAGGCGAGGCGCGGGACAGCGTCGTTCTCGAAGAAGGCCGCGTTCCGGACGGCCGCGAGCCGGTTCCCGGTGACCGCCGGCGACGCGCACACGATCCTCGGGATCCCATAGAAACTGTCGCGCGGCGTGTAGAGCTTGAAGTGGATCAGCTCGTTGGCCGATTCGGTCTCGGGCAGGGCGTTGGGCTCGTGCCAGGTCCCTTCGGTCGCGTGCTTGTCGCGCGGATCCCCGAACGCCTTGAAGTAGCGCGTGCGCCCGTCGCGTCTCTGAATGAAGCCACCCTGGCGATCGACGCGGATCGTATGTGACGCGACGTGGAAGAAGCTGGAGGGAGCCCCTCCGAGATCCCGCACGACTTCGAGGAAACCGTTCCCAGTCGCCTCCTCGTCGATCTTCACGAGGCGCATGATCTCGGTAAACGGCATTTCCTCGTTCGGGTAGTTGAACAGGTTCTCGAGGAGCGCCGTCTCGGCCTCGATCTGCGCTCGTACTTCGGGCGGCGTCTTCTCGTTGACCTTCTTGATCGGAAGCACGCGCCAGCCGAGACCGACCGTGTTCTCGGCCATGGCGTGAACGCACGACTGGAGACGCGTGGACTTCTCGAGGAGCTGCGCCCAGAGAAGCGGGTTGTAGGGCGGAGAGACCGCCCGCTGGCCGAACTCGGAGGTCTTCTCGTCGATCTGCTTCGACTGAGGAACCGCCGTCCGCGCGAAGACGTGGGCCTTGACGAACTCCTCTGTCTCGTTCGTCTCCTGCTCCACGACCTCGAGCGCACTGGGAGACTCGACCGCGTCGTGATCGAGCTGGATCGTCGCGGTGATCTCGTCGTCTTCGGGCACGATCGGCTCCTAGCTATTGCGGATCGGGTCGGTCTGGTCGGGCTTGGCCGCGAGCGCGATCACGCCGCCGAAGACGCTCGGGCGCTCGTCACCGGGCCGCATGGCCGAGTCGTCGGGACCGCCGCCGGAGACGACCTCGTAGTTCACGTCGGCGTCTTCGAGCGCACAATCGCCACGACGTGCATGGCGCGCGCAGAAGGCGCGACGGTACTCCGACCACTCGTCGGGTTCGTGCGCGTGGCCCTCGTCGCAGTAGACCTTCTTGAGCCGGTAGACGGTCGTCGCCTTCTCGGCGCAGCCCGGCTGGAAGCACACGTCCGGGATTGCCGAGTAGAGACCGTCCTTCATGAACCGCTTCTTGCCCTCGGGCGTGAAGCTGTCGAGTCGGTCGTCGTGGCGCTCGCAGAGGGTCATGAGGAGCCAGGGCATGTGCTTGAAGGCCGATTCGGCGTTGTGGTAGCGCTCCTCGCAGAGCAGGATCCCCTTGTAGAAGAACTTCACGAACGTCGAGACACGCCACTCGTCTCCAGAGAGCCCGCTCGTCTTGAAGCGAGGCTGAGTGACGACCTCGACGCGATCGAAGAACTCCTTGTCGTCCCTGTGTCGCTTCCAGTAGACGTGCTTTTCCACATTGCTGCTCTTGCGAACCAGCTCGGCCGCCGTCGCCTCGGAACGTTCATGCGAGCAGGCACCCGCCTTGGCATTGGCCGTCAAGAGCGCCTTGATCGCCAGTGAGCCGAAGACCTCACCGAGCCCGGTTCTTGACTTGGCCGTCCCGCGTTCGCACATGGAGACGGCGATCGCGTACGCCTGGCCGGGTTCGTACCCCTCCTCGATCAGCTTGGGGAGCTTGCCCTGTACGCAGCCCTGCGCCTCGGGCGAGAGCTTCTTCCAGCTCTCGGCCGAGACCCCTTGCGGGCAAGCTGATTCGGAGGTGGTCACTTCTAGTGCGTCCCGGCGCCCTTCGGGTCGTGCGACGCGTTCGGGTTCTGGGGCAGGTCCCCGCCCTTCCGCGCCACGCTCTTGAGATCGCCGTTCGGCTTCTGGTTGCCGCCGCGCGCGATCTTCGACTGACCGACGCTCGCGTTGTCGCCCGTACGAGCGACCTTGCTGGCCTTCGACATAGAGGTCAACTCCTTCCGGCTGGACTCTACCGCGATCAGAAACAGGGGTCAACGCGTGGATCTTCGTTTCGCTTACACGTAGACTCGGGAACGTGGAGAGCGCGGATCTATGTCCGGCGAATCGATCAAGCCGTCGTCGTCGAACACGATCAGAATTGACCGTGGTCGCGTCACGCGCGCGCTCGGTCTGGTCGCTGGATCTTTCGCGGCCGGATCCGGAGCTGGCGTTGCTGCGTCCAAGCTCTCGTCGGGCGAAGCCGTTCTCCCGCTCCGATCCTTCGAGTGGATCCTCGAACACGGCATGGCCGGGCTCCTGCTCGTGCTCGTGTTCGTGGTCGGGTACGCCCTCCGCCGCAAGGATCAAGAGGTCAGGGACCTACACGAGCAACGCGAGAGAGACCAGGAGGCCCGTTACAAGGAACGGATCGAGTTCGAGAAGGCGGCTCGCGACAAGGTCGAGCAGTTGCTTCGCGAACAGGTGAAAACTACGCGCACGACGAGTACTCTGGTGGCCCAGACGAACGACCTACTCCGGTCCCTGAACCTGGTCGTCGAGGAGACAGAGACCGAGGAAGGGGTTTCCGGTGGAGACGGGGGGCCACCCGTGTCGTGAACTGGACTTCACGACAGTCAGGAGTTATCCATGAGTGCAGCCGCCCCCGCGCCCCC